GGTGGACGTCATGACGCATCTGGCGCTTACAGCAACAACACAAAAGACTTGATCGGCAAAGTTGGTAATACACCTGCACAAGGCACACAAAAGCCTTCAGCAGCACCAAAGGCCAAAATGGGCGACAACAGCGCAGGTCAAAACAATAGAAGCCCACTTCCAAGCGGACGTAAGGGTTAATTAAATGCGATCTACGTACCTAAGAGAAGATTTAACTTTTAGCCAGGCCAATATCCAAGTCTTAGAAGAGTCGGATATGTCTGGTAAAAAGCACCTCTACCTCAAAGGCATTTGCATTGAAGGCAACAAGGAGAATGCAAATGGACGTACCTACCCCCGACACGAAATTATCAAGGCAGTAGAAACCATCAACGAACAGATCCACGGCGGTAACTCCGTGTTAGGTGAAGTGGACCATCCAGATGATCTAAAAATCAACTTAGATCGTGTGTGTCACACAGTTGAAAACATGTGGATGGACGGACATGCTGGTTGCGGTAAGTTGAAGATATTGCCAACTCCCATGGGGGAATTGATTAAGACATTGCTGACATCAGGTGTAAAACTTGGTGTTAGTAGTCGTGGCAGCGGCAACGTTGACGACAGAACAGGACATGTAAGTGACTTTGAAATAGTCACTATAGATGTGGTTGCACAACCCAGCGCACCCAATGCGTATCCAACAGCAATTTATGAAGGTCTCATGAACATGAAGCATGGTCATAAACTGATGGAGATGGCACGGGAATCTGGCGAGAGCGACAAAGTGCAGAGATACCTAAAGAATGAAGTTAAAAGACTCATTCGGGATCTCAAAATCTAAGGAGAACCAGGCATGTTTGATGCAATTAAACCCCTGCTTGATAGTGGCCTAATTAACGAAGACGTTAGTCAAGAACTCAACGAAGCTTGGGAAGGAAAACTAAACGAAGCCCGTGAACAGGTACGTGCGGAACTCAGAGAAGAGTTTGCACAACGCTACGAGCATGACAAGACAGTAATGGTAGAAGCTCTAGATAAAATGATAACAGAAGGTCTCAGTACAGAAATTGCGCAAGTGGCTGCCGAAAAGCAAGCACTGGCGGAAGATCGTGTGCGTTTCCAAACCAAGATGAAAGAAAGTGCTACTAAGTTCAACGGCTTTTTAGTAACCAAATTGGCAGAAGAAATCGGCGAATTGCGCCGTGACCGTAAAATGCATACCGAAGGTGTTGCCAAGTTGGAAAACTTTGTGGTACAAGCATTGGCCCGTGAAATCACTGAATTTGCAAAAGACAAACGCGATGTTGTAGAAACAAAAGTGCGTCTGGTTCGTGAAGCACGTGGCAAACTTGAACAATTGAAAGCACGTTTCATCAAAGAAAGTGCAAGTAAAATGAGTCAAGCTGTTAGCAGTCATCTAAAGTCTGAGTTAAATCAGCTACAAGAAGATATCAAGATTGCTCGCGAGAACAATTTTGGTCGCAGAATCTTTGAAGCTTATGCAACAGAATTTGGTGCTACCCATCTCAATGAGAAGGCAGAAGTACGCAAACTCTATGACTTGCTGAGCCACAAAGACCGTAAGTTGGCGGAAGCCATTAAACTTTCTCAAAATGCAAAAGTTTTGATTGAGTCAAAAGAGCGTGAGTTATACATGATTCGTGAATCCAATGAGCGTGAAAGCACAATGGATGAATTGCTACGTCCCTTAAACCGGGAAAAGCAAGAAGTCATGCGTAATTTACTTGAAAGCGTTCAAACTAACCGTTTGAAAAATGCTTTCGAAAAGTATCTACCAGCAGTGTTGGAAGACAGATCTGTAAAAGCCCGCAAAGTAATTTCAGAACAAGTCACAGCAGTAACGGGCGATAAAACTGTACCGAGTCAGCAGGAATACAACGATGCGAAAAGCAACGTGATTGACCTCAAGCGACTGGCAGGTCTATAATTAACAGGAGACTAAAAATGTCACAAGAACTATTAGAAAGTCGCTGGGGCGAGACCAAAGAAGCATTGCTTGAAGGTCTTGGCGGTTCCAAGCGCAACAGCATGGGTGTAATCTTAGAAAATACTCGTCGCTACTTGAAAGAGAATGCATCAGCAGGTTCAACTGCTGCTGGCAACATTGCCACACTTAACCGTGTGATTCTGCCAGTGATCCGTCGTGTTATGCCCACCGTTATTGCTAACGAGTTGGTTGGCGTTCAGCCCATGACAGGTCCTGTTGGTCAAATTCACACCCTGCGTGTGCGTTATGCCAACAGCTTGACAGACAACAGTGCAGCCGCTACTTCTGTCGCAGCTGGTGAAGAAGCATTGAGCCCATTCAAAATTGCTCAGGCATATTCTACAGTACCTGCTGGCACAGCCACAGCTACTAGCTACACTGGTGGCAACACAGCTACCATGGAAGGTACTGGCGGTAAGCAAATTTCCGTTCAGATCCTGAAACAAGCCGTTGAAGCTCGCACACGTAAGTTGCAAGCTCGCTGGACATTTGAATCTGCACAAGACGCACAAGCCATGCATGGTATTGACGTTGAAGCAGAAATCATGGCAGCATTGGCTCAAGAGATTACAGCTGAAATTGACCAAGAGATTCTCTTGAGCTTGCGTTCACTGGCAGCTACTGAGTTCACATACAACCAAGCTACCGTTTCTGGTACAGCAACATTCGTTGGTGACGAACACGCCGCATTGGCCGTGTTGGTCAACCGTGTTGCTAACTTGATTGCTCAACGCACTCGTCGTGGCGCTGGTAACTACGCTGTGGTTAGTTCAGCTGCACTGACAGTGTTGCAATCTGCAACAACTTCTGCTTTTGCTCGCACTACAGAAGGTACATTTGAAGCACCTACCAACACCAAGTTTGTTGGTACCCTGAACGGCTCTATGCGTGTGTTCGTCGACAGCTATGCTGCTGACACACAAGCTGTGTTGGTTGGTTACAAAGGTTCTTCAGAAGCTGACGCACCAGCATTCTACTGCCCATACATTCCTTTGATGAGCAGTGGTGTTGTGCTTGATCCTTCAACATTCGAACCAGTCGTGTCATTCATGACACGTTATGGTTACATCGAATTGACCAACACAGCCAGCAGCTTCGGCAACGCTGGTGACTACGTTGGTGAGATCGCAGTTTCCAACTTGTCATTCTCCTAATCAGAGAACCAACCCAGGGATGGGAAGGACGAAAAAGGGCCGCAAGGCCCTTTTTTGTTGTCTACCACTGTTGAACAGTACCGCTAAATAACTGAGTCGGAGCAGATCATGGATCCAAGATTTTTTAGAAAATACATTGACATTATAAACGAAGCCCAGCCCCCAGTAGTGCCGGGTACTACCACCGACGACGTGTCAGACCAACCTGACACTGGTACACAAGATCCCGCAACTGATAACAATACAGCACCAGGACCAACGCCACCAACACGACAACCAGAACAACAACCAGGACCAACACAGCAACCAACCCCACCAACGCCACCAACACGACAACCAGAACAACAACCAGGACCAACACAACAACCAGCACAGCCGGCAGTTGGTATAGGTGGCACTACTAAACCTACTACAACAACAGCACAACCAACACAACAACCAGCACAGCCCGGGCCGATGGCACAACCAATACAGCCAACATTGATGCTAACTCCACAGCAGCGCGGACCGATAGCACAACCAGCTCCAATGGCACAACCAGCACAACCAGCACAACCAGCACAGCCTTTGCAGCCTCCAAGCAAGCCCATGATACCATCGACTACCCCGCCACCAGCTCCGCCTGCGGCGCAACTACCTAAACCGTCAACAGGGTCAGCCACAACAGCCAGTACCACTCCCACTATAGCAGCACCTGCTGAGCCACAACCTTCCACAGGATCAGCTACCACAACAGAAACAGTGGATGATGTAGAACGTATTAGAAATTTTATAAAGAAAAAATATTGAGTCGGGGGTAATTATTCAATATCTCAACCCACAGCAACACTATACCAGTCGAACGTATCTTACTCAATGGTTCTCCCCGCACACGTTAGTGGTCACAGACAACGATTTACAAAATCAATCTCAATCTCAAAAATTGTTGGATCAACACAGCAACACTGATAGAATACTAGACATCACACACAATCCTTTTCCAGACAACCAAGTTGTTCTAAATATACGTCCCTGCCTTACCAACAACTTTGAGCGTTATTATGATCCACGTCCTGGACATGTGTTCTTTCCTATCTGGCTATGGATGTATTCGTTGCGCAACCCGCAATGGTGGGATGTTTTGTGTTTTGATGCAGGCACAAAAAAAAGCAAAGAAGTCATGTGCCTCAACAACAGGCGGCGCAGTCATAGAACACAGTTGTGGGCAGAGTTGAATCGTCTGGGCATTATCGGCCGTATTGCTTACAGTTTTGTAGGGCCCGAAGATCATGCTTTGTCTTACGCTTATCAATACCCCATGCTGTTGCGTGGAGAATTAGAAGATTCACAACGCAACGATGTTGGTGTGGGACATGAAGTATACGATCAGTGTGCAGTAAACATTGTGACCGAAACTTCTACAGACCTGTCATATGTGAGTGAAAAAATTTGCAAGGCTTTTGTGGCTCGACAAATACCTGTTGTTGTTGGCTGTGTTGGAGTGAACAAATTCTTACAAGACATTGGCCTGGACATGTTTGAAGATGTGGTTCCCTGGAGCAACTGGGATAATGAGTCAGATCAATTGATCAGAGTCAACAAGATAGCACAGTTTATGGATGACTGGATTCGCGGCAGAACTATTTTAAATGACTACAACAAGCTATTGCCCAGAATTGAAAAAAACAAACAATACTTTCACAGCGAAGCATTTAGAAACAAGATCATGTTGCAAATGCAAGTGTTTACACCTTGAACCAACCCAAGTATTGTTCTATCTTCTTGGTAACTGATGCCCAGTCACCCATTGAGGGTTGACGGAATATGCGCATGGTACTGTACCATGGGCTGGAGTCACGGTCCAGCATCCAACGCCAGTCTGTGGCAAACCACTGCAACATCAACCATGTGGGTCGACCCAGCGCAGCTGACAAATGTGCAATGGCTGTGTCCACACTGATCACAACATCTGTGCATGCTATCAAAGCAGCAGTGTCTGCAAAACTCTGAATAGAACCAGGATACAAGTTTACTCCGGCATCAGCCAAGTCTTGGGATTCTTCATCAGTGGCATCTATTTGCAGACTGATCCATTCGTATTGTGGGTTGCGGCGCACAATGTCCAGCATGTCTTCAAACGGCATGCCTTTGTGTTTGTTGAGCCAAGCATCTCTGCGCCCTGACCATGAAAATCCCACCCGCATGCGTGTTTTTGGTCCAAGCAGTTTCAGCCAGTTTTGATAGAGATTCAATGGAGGATTGAGATACTGCACCTGTGGCGGAAGATTGTGCAAGTGAATACCTAGCACACCTGGCAAACTCATGATGGACACCCAGTAGTCAAACGTTTCAGGAATTTCTTCAGTGTATCCACCCACCCATGAAAGTATAGGGCTGGCACTGAGCATGGGAATCAACCCGTCCGTGACCTGTAACAGTATGCGAGCACCCAACACATGCAGATTGTACAAAAATCTACAGAACTGTATGTTGTCCCCGTGACCTTGTTCGCCTACTACTAGTATGGTTTTGTCTTTGAGGTCTTCACCAGTCCAGCGCGGCTGACTGTGTTGCGGTTGTGTACCAGCCAAGTGTTCGTACTGCCAACGTGATTCATAGGCCGGCCATCCTTGTGCATAGTCTCCCTGGATCAAATGACACACAGCCAAATTGAATCTAGCAGTGACATTGTTGGGTTCAAGTATTATAGCGTGTTGCAAAAAAGGTATGGCTCTGGCAGGTTGTCCACATTCACGCATGACATTGCCATAATTGTTGAAGGCTGCGGCCGAGTCAGGATCTGCCACAAAAGCCTGTGCATAACAGGCCAAGGCCTGTTGAGGTTGACAGTCTGAGCGAAATTGATTGCCTTGTTCTATAAGTTGATTTGGGTGCATGTAGTATTTAAAATAGCAACAGCGCACCAATTTATTTTTGATATCCATAAATACTTGTCAACGCAATTCTGCGTTTTATGCGGTTTAACCCACCGCGTAGCGACTAGAACTCGCATCGGACTTCTATAAGGAGAAACAAAATGGGACGTCCTCTTAAAATACAAAAATCAAGCACTGGATCTGGCAATGGCGGCGCAGCCGTTGGTGTGGATCTTGGCTTCCCCAACTTTGGTTCATTGACTGCACCGGTGTTTAATTCGCCAACGCAGACTCTTGACTCAGCTCAATATCTAGGTGTAGTTGGTGGCGCAGGCCCAACTGATGCACCCAGTGCAACCAACCCCAGAGTTGATGTTATTGTTAACATTACTGGTAGTGCTGGGGATGCTCAAGGATACATTATTCGTCAGAAAGGTTCACGCAAGTATCTGGTTGGTGATGTTACCAGCATTGCTGACGAAGACATGGTAGTTGGGCTTGCTTACATAATTGTCGCAGTTGGCACAACTGACTGGGTGGCCTGTGGCGCCCCTACCAACTACGGCGTAGGTACAATTTTCACTGCTACAGCAGTTGGCGCAGGTACTGGTACAGCCAATTTAGTTGGTGTGTGTGTGATAGGAAACGGTCAAACACCAACAGCTGGTTTGATGGCTATTACCTATACCAACACTGATTCTACTGCCGTTTCAATCAGCAAGTTGACTAACAAATTCTTGTTAGACTTCACTGGCGGTTCAGGATTTACTCAAGCCGAAGTGACCAATGATGTTCGATTAGTTGCCAACTTCTTCACAGACGAAGGTACAGTTATCAAATCTGGCACAACTGCTGCGCAAAACGTTACTGGACAACAGAATCTGTTGAACCTGGCCATTGTGGACAACGTTCAATCCTAATTTGTAACACTACCAAGTCCTCCCAGATACATAATGGGAGGACTTTTTTATGAGTATTGGATTTGTATTAGGCAACGGCATCAGCAGACTTGAAGTAGATGTCAAAACACTACAAGCAACTGGACCTGTGTATGGTTGTAACGCTCTTTATCGTGAGCACACCCCCACAGTGTTGGTCAGCACTGACAAAGCAATCAGCCAAGAAATACAAAATTCAGGCTACGCTACCAAAAATCGCATGTACACTCGCAGGCCCATGCCAGGCTTGGGTGCCAAAACTGTGCCACAAAGCTATTTTGGGTTTAGTTCAGGACCTATTGCAGTGGGCATTGCTGCACTGGACCGCAACATAGCAGTGTATCTCATTGGATTTGACATGGGACCAGCACAAAACAATCGTTTCAACAATGTGTATGCTGACACACAATTTTATAAAAAAAGCAATTCTTTGCCTACCTACACTGGCAACTGGGCTAGACAGTTGGCCACTGTGATAAAAGACTATCCCAAAATAAGTTTTTATCGAGTGCAAGGAGAAACCACAGCCACAGTAAACGAGCTCAATGGACTGGCAAATTTAAGACACATGCCTGTTGCAGACTTTTTGAACCGCATAAATAACACAAAGGATCTGTAAATGTCAACAGTCAAACGTGTCAGCGGTGATTACACTGTTCAAACCATAAATGCAGGTGATTTAGTCACCTTAGAAAGTACCAATGTGAACATTGTGGGCAATCTCACGGTGACTGGTAATGCAGTGTTGACAGGCAATATCAACGCAGACAAAATTTTTAATGGTACCACCAGTGTTGAAATTCCTGTGATCAACGGCAACATCACATTCAATCCTAGCGGTGTCAGCAACATTATGGTAATCAGCCCAACCGGTACAACTTTTGCTGGTGCTGTGGGCTTTACTGGCAACGTGGATGCAGGCAACATCAACACCACAGGCAATGTAACTGGCAATGTGTTTTTGATAAAGCAAGATGCCAGTGCGGGTACACCACTGTTGAGATTTGAAGACACTGATACCACCCTCAGTGATGGCACTGTAATTGGTGCTATTGAATGGTATACCAACGATTTGTCAGGATCTGGTGCCAGAGTAACATCAGCTATCAAAAGCACAGCCAACAGTATTTTGGGCAATGCCTTGGTACAGATTTTTACCAGCAACGGCGGCGCGGCAGCAACAGCCAGGGTCACAGTGGACAGTGTGGGCAATGTGGGAGTGGCCAATATTGCTCCTTTGCACACATTTGCAGTGAGTGGCAATACCTTCGTCAGCGGCAATGCCAGTGTGATTGGCAATGTCAGTACTGGAAATATTTTGAATTCAGGATTGGCCAGTGTCACAGGCAACATCACTGGTGGCAATTTGATCACTGGAGGTTTGGCCACAGTCACAGGCAATATCACCGGTGCCAATGTGATCAGTACTGGTGCAGTCAGTGCCGGCGCATTAGGTATCAGCGCCACAGGCAACGTCACCGGCGGCAATGTCAACAGTGACGGTGTCATGTGTGCTGTAGGCAATATCACCAACAACGGGGTTATCAATGCTGGGTCAGGCTTCAGCACAGTGGCCAACGTTGTAACAGGCAATGCCTGTGTGTCGGGCATCACTACCACAAGCACACTGACAGTGAACACACTCAGCGGTGGTCGCGGCATTGGTGCAGAAAACATTGTGTGGCAAAATACCACCACTACCATGACGTCAGCAACCATGGCCAACGTGGGCAATTTGGGATTTTTTGTGCTGGCAGGACAAAGTTACAAATTTGAAGCATACTTGCCCATACTGCCAGCAGGTTCTACTACCACTGCGTTTAGCACATACTTCGATGCTGGTATCTGTTACTACACTGTGGAAGCACAAGCCACACAAACAGGTGCATTCAGCACATCAACTTCAAATGTGTCGGCAGCCGCAACTGCCACACAAGCAATGACTGGCACCACTCCACGTGCTGCCAGAGTAACTGGCACTATTCAAAGCAGTGTGAGCAATTCCAATGTGACCATTCAAGCTCAAACTTCCAGCAACGATTTAGCAGTACAAAGCGGTGCTTATCTGACCTACACAAGAATTGGCTAAAATAGCAAACAAGTCCTTTTGGTAAATACATCAGAGGACCTTGTTTATCCATGGCACAAAATATTATAGATGTAGGCGCCGCTGCCAACGATGGCACTGGTGAACCATTAAGAACAGCTTTTGAAGCTGTTAATAACAATTTCACCCAGATATTCGCTGCGGGTCCGGTGGATAGCAATGTCGTTATCTCCGGCAATACTATCACAGTCACTGGTACCAACAACAATCTGGTACTTCGAGCCAATGGAATTGGCAATATCCAAGCCAACAGTTCAATCATGCCCAGCATTGATGCTGTGTATGATATCGGCGCTCCCGCTCAAAGAATCGACACAGTTTATGCCCAGTATTTCGTGGGCAATGGTGCTGGACTTACCAATGTAACCACTGCTGGCAGCAGCATCAATTCTGGTACCAGTAATGTTCGAATTGTGAGTTCGGGCGGCAATGCCACAGTGTCAATTGGTGGCGTAAGTAATGTGGCAGTGTTTTCCACCGGTGGTGTCAACGTTGCAGCCAATGTAACTGCTGGAAATTTAGTAACTTCTGGGGTCAACGGAAATATCACTGGCGCCAATGTAATTTCTGCTGTGACCTTGACTGCATCAGGTAATGTGCTAGGCAATTACTTTCTTGGCAATGGTGCATTGTTGACTGGTATTTTGACCACAGCATCCAATTTGGTCAGTGGCAACAGCACAGTAAACATTGTGACTCCTGGCGGCAACGTGGCAGTGAGTGTAGGCGGACTCAGCAATCGTGCAGTGTTTGCCACGACCAGTGCCACATTTGCAGGCAACATTTTACCTGCAGCCAACAATGTTTACAGTCTTGGATCCAGCACACAACGTTGGGCCAACATTTGGTTGTCTGGCAGTACCATAAGACTGGGCGACTCAACAATCACGTCCAACACTGACAGTATTGTTTTGAGAAACCCAGTGGGTGGATCTTTTGCTGTGCAAGGCACAGCAAATGTGGCCAGCGGATCTTTTGCACTGGGCGACAGCAACCTGGTGATCAACGGCGCCAACGGCAATATCAGTGTGAGTGTGAATGGCACACCCAATGTGGCAGTGTTTGCCAACACTGGACTCACAGCCACCAATTTGTCTGCTATAGGCTTAGTCAAAGCTTCGGGCAATGTTAGTGCAGTGGGCAATGTGATTGGTGGCAATGTCATAGCAATCAGTGCGGTAAGTGCTGTGAGTGCAGTTGTTACAGGCAATGTCACTGGTGGCAATGTCATCACTGCAGGTGTAGTGAGTGCTGCTTCGGCCAATATTCCAGGCACCTTGACCAGCGGCGTTGTCAATGCTGTGGCGTTGAGCCTGTCAGGCAATGTGATATCAGCATTGAACAGTGTCAGTGCAATCACTACTTCGGCCAATGTCACTGGTGGCAACATTATCACCGCCGGCAAAATCACTGCACTTGGCAGCATAGTAGGCGGTGTATTTGTTGGTGACGGTTCGCAACTGTCTGGCGTGGTAGCTACCAATGTGGGAGTGTTACCCAGTTTGAGTGTGACTGGCAATGTTAGAAGCGGTAATCTCAATTCACTGGGACAAGTAAGCGCAGTAGGCAATATCACTGGTGGAAATTTGCAAGCCACAGGATTGAGCTTGTCGGGCAATGTGTTGACTCCATTGAATGTCACCGGCAACATAGTCAGCAACAACTTGGCCGTGATCAACGACATCACTGGTGCCAACAATTTTGTTACCAACTACATTCAAGCCAATGTGTTGGTTGTTTCAGTATCTTTGAGCGCCAGCGGCAATGTAATAGGTGGCAATGTCAACAGTTACGCAGCAGTCAGTGCAGTGGCCAATGTTACAGGTGGCAATGTTCGCACTGCTGGACAAGTGTCAGCCACAGGAACCATAACTGGTGGCAATGTGCTTACTGGTGGCATTGTTTCGGCCACAGGTGCCATAACTGGTGCCAACATCACTGGTGCTAATATTTTAACAGCAGGATTGATTTCTGCCACAGGCAATGTTACAGGCGGCAATGTGGTAGCTGTATCTCTTGTGTCAGCTGCGGCAGTCAGCGCCACAGGCAATGTCAACAGTGGAAATTTGCGCACAGCAGGTTTGATTTCGGCCGTGGGCAACATCATTGGTGGCAATATCCAAGGTGGAGCCAATGTCAATGCTGTCACACACACTGGTTTCACAGTGTCAGTATCTGGCAACATCAGCGGCAGCAACGTAATAGCAGCAGACACCATAAATGCACAGTTCTTCACTGGTACTTCTACGTTTATGACTGGAAATGTCAGTGGCTCTAATGTCAATGCCAATCTAGGAATTTATGCACAGTCTGCGGCAGTGAGTGGCAATGTAACAGGCGGCAATGTACTTGTACAAGGGATAGTGTCAGCTGCTTCGGTTACTGCCATAGGCAACATCACCAGCGGAAACATTGCAACAGCAGGTTTGATTACAGCCACTGGCAATGTCACAGGTGGCAATTTGATCACTGGTGCTGGATTGAGTGCCGCATTTGGAGTTATAATTGGCAACATAGTTGGTGGTAATTTAATCACCTCTGGTTTGGTCACCGCCACCGGCAACATAACAGGTGGCAATGTTATAGCAGTTGCAGCAGTGTCAGCAGTGTCCATGGTAGCCACCGGCAACATCACTGGTGGTAATTTGATCACATCAGGTTCGCTTGCGTTAGCATCAATGTCTGCCACAGGCAACATTGCTGGAGCAAATCTAATTGCAAGTGATCGAATCACAGCAGTAGGTAATGTGATTGGTGGCAATATAGTCACAGCTGGCTATGTAAGCGCCACAGGCAACGTCACAGCTGACTCAGTAAATGCAGCCAATATCAGTCTCACTGGCAACATATTGAGTGTGTTGAATTCCACCAACAACATCATCACAACTGGCAACATCACTGGTAATTTCTACAGTGGCAATGGCTCTTTATTGACTGGTGTTTTGGCCACTGGAGTTGGCACACTGGGCAATTTGAGTGTGACAGGAAATATAGACACAGGCAATTTAAACACAGCTGGTCAAGTCAGCGCCACCGGCAATGTTACTGGTGGCAATTTACTGGCTGTTCTTGCTGTGAGTTCTGATTCAGTAAGCACTGCCACAATCACAGCCACTGGCAACATCACTGGTGGCAATGTGTCAGCTGTAGCTAATGTGTCTGCAGCAATTGTAAATGCCACAGGCAATGTGATTGGCGGAAACATCAGTACATTGGGGCAAATCACTGCCGCAGCCAATGTCACTGGTGCAAATTTCTTAACAGCAGGGCAAGTCAGTGCCACAGGCAATGTCACTGGTGGTAACATAGTCACTGCAGGTCAAGTTAGTGTGACAGGCAATGTACTGACCAATGGTATAATCAGTGCCACAGGAAATATCTTTTCAGCAGGCAACATTCAAGCACAAACATTCATTGGTAACGTGACTGGTAGTTTGACTCTGACTGGCGCCAACAGTGAAGTGTTGTTCAACCAGTTGGGCTCTATTGGCAGCGGCGCTGGATTGGTGTTTGACTACACAGCAAATGCATTGACCATAGCTGGTGCAATAACCACAACCAGCGGTGGAGATTTGACTGTGGCTGGTAAAACCACAGTAACAGGCAATATCAGCACAGTGATTGGCAACATTGGTGGCGGCAATATATTGGCTACCACACTGTTGTCGTCAGCAGGCAACATAGTTGGTGCCAATTTGGTAACTGGCGGTTTGATCACTGCTGTGGGCAACATCACTGGTGGAAATTTAATAACAGCAGGTTTTGCCACAGTCACAGGCAACATTGACGGTGGCAATGTTGTAACAGCAGGATTAATCACAGCCACTGGCAATGTCATTGGTGGCAATTTGGTCACTGCTGCTTTGATGCAGTCTGACACAGTCAGTGCTGTGGGAAACATCACTGGCGGCAATATTCAAACTGCGGGCCTGGTCACAGCCACAGGCAACATCACAGGTGGCAACATCATAACAAGCGCACTGGTTGAAGGATTAACTGTCAGTGCCACAGGCAATGTCATAGGTGGCAATGTTAGCACAGCAGGATTAATCACAGCCACTGGCAACATCACTGGTGGCAATATCAACACAGCAGGTTCTATCACAGCCACTGGCAACATAGTTGGCAGTGTGATCAATGCCACAAGTCAATTGCAGGGTGTTGCAATCAGTGTAACTGGCAACGTTACTGGTGGAAACGTCATATCCAATGGGGCAATTTCAGCCACTGGCAATATCACCAGCGGAAATTTACGGGCTGCAGGATTGAGTTTGAGTGGAAATGTGCTCAGTGCGCTGAACATGACCACCAATATCACTACCACAGGCAACATCACAGCCAACAACATCGCAGCCACAACCTCCATAAATATTGCAGGAGCAGTGGCAGCCACTGTGGATGATGCAATAGCATTATCAATAGCATTAGGATAAAAAATGGCAAATACATTCACGAGAAAACTAGAACAAAACACTGGAACTACTGCTGCCCCAGTGGGCGCATACACAGTGCCAGCCAGCACCAAAACCATAGTGGTGGGTCTCAGCGTGACCAATACCACCAGCAGTGCTATCACAGCCAATGTGTTTATCAACAACGGAGTGGCCAACACTTATATAATTGCCAGAGGTCCGGTGCCAGCTGGTTCCAGTTTGGTAGTGGGCGGCGGGGATCAGAAATTGGTACTGATCACTGGCGACACAATGTACGTTCAAAGCAGCGCAGGTACCAGCATTGATACCGTGATGAGCATATTGGAAATCACCTAATGAGTTATATTGGTCTTAATCCTCAGCAAACACTGCTGAATACCAGCACACAGTTCTTCAGTGGCAATTCAGTGGCCACGCAGTTCAACCTCAACAGAAGCATAGCATCGGCCAGTGATCTTGATGTAATTGTGGGCAATGTATTAAAAGTACCATTTACTGATTACATAGCAGGCAATGTGGTATTGATTTTTACCACTCCGCCCGCATCTGGCAGTGACAACATTGCGGTAACATATCGTGCAGGTGCGCTCAACAGCTTGGATTTAATTTCAGCCAATGCTTTTGGTGCAGGCACAGTGGGTGCGCCCAGTGTGTACTCAGTGGCTGCCAACAATTCAGGACTGTATTGGTCCGACGCACAAACAGTGATAGTGACCACTGCCGGAGCCAATCGTGCCACATTCAGCGCCAACATTGAAGCCACCAGCAGCACCACAGGAGCCTTGCGTGTCACAGGTGGTGCCGGCATAACTGGCAACTTGTACACTAACGGACAAGTGGTGGTAGGCAGCACCAGCACCAGCACCAGCATTACCACAGGTGCCTTGTTGGTAGCTGGTGGTGTAGGAGTGGTAGGCAACATCAATGTAGGCGGCGGCTTAACTTGTGTGGGTGACTTTGTGGTCAATGGTAACTTTACCACCACTGGAGTAGACAGTCTTGCAGTGGCAGATCCATTTATCTTTTTGGCTGCAAACAATCCTGGAGACACGTTTGACACCGGCATAGTGGCACAGTACTATGATGGCGCCAACACCAGATACAATGGCCTGTTTAGAGATGTGACTGATGCCAAGTACAAGTTGTTCTCCAATCTGTTGACGGCACCCACCACTGTGGTTGACACCACAGATCCCAGTTTTCAACTGACAGACCTGGTACTGGCCAATGTCAGCGCCACAGGCAATGTCAACGCTGCATTTTTCACCGGCAATGGTGCTGCTTTAACTGGTATTGCACAGTTGACCACCACCATATTCAACAGCAATTCTGCTGTGAACATACCAACCATCAATGGCAATATTTTCAGCAATGTGAACAATGTAAACATTGTGACTGTGTCCAGTATTGGCCTGGCAGTGACTGGTGCCATATCTGGATCAACTACTGCCAGCATCACTGGCAATATTGTTGCAGGCAATGTAAATGCAGGCAACACCATCAGTGCCGCAGGCAACATAACCACATTCGCAGGCAATCTTAGTGCAGGCAACGCACTGATCACTGGATTGATCAGTGCCGCAGGCAATATCACTGGTGGCAATATCATTGGCACCACGGCTGTGAGCACAGGTGGAAATGTTACTGGTCTCAACATTAAAACCAGCGGTTTTGTGTCAGCCACAGGAGATGTATTTGCCAACAACGCAAGTTTGTCTGGCAATTTAAGTGTGCCTGTTGATGCCAGTGTCACTGGCAATGTCATAGCTGGCAATGTGTTGAGTTCTGGCATCATGTCAGCCACAGGCAACATACTTGCACCTTATTTCATAGGCAACGGTGCTGCACTCACAGGCATCGATGCCACCAGCATACAGTTTGGCAACAGCAATGTGCGAGTGGTCAGTTCAGCTGGCGATGTAACTGTGACAGTGAACGGAGTGGCCAATATAGCGGTGTTCAGTCCGCTGGGTGCCACCATTGCAGGTACCACAAGTGCGGCCAACCTCAGTGCAACTGGCACAGTCACATTCTCGGGCACCACACAAAATATTAACATTGGAACCAGTCAGACCACAGGCACAACCACTGTGGGAGGTTCTGCACAAACTGGAACAATTTTAATTGGACAAAGCACAGGCAGTCAAACTGTGGGCATTGGTAACGGTGTGGCCAGTTCAGGCAGCACAAAGAGCGTTCACATTGGTGAAAACGGTGCTGCTGGCTCAACCACATTGATTGGCATTGGTCCTGTTACAGCAACCACAGCCGCAGGCACAGCAACATTCAACACTGCCACCACGGTGGTCATTGCCAACACTGGCGGGTCAGCACTGAGTGCAGCTGGCAACATTTCAGGTGGCAACGTTCGCACTGCTGGACAAGTATCAGCTGCAGGAACCATAACTGGTGGTAATGTATTAACTGGCGGATTGATCAGTGCCACTGGCAACATCACTGGTGGTAATTTAATCTCTGTAGGAGCCACCAGCACTACAGGTGCAAGTACCGCAGGTAGTTACAGTGCCGCAGGCAACATCACTGGTGGCAACGTGCTAACTGGCGGCTTGATCAGTGCCACTGGCAACATTGATGGCGGCAATGTCAACACAGCAGGCTTGATCACAGCTACTGGCAACATAACATCCGCTGGCAATGTGATTGCTGGCAATTTGGTCACTGCCAATTTAGTGCAAGCTACCACACTCAGTGCCACAGGCAACATCATTGCAGGAAACCTCAATGCAGCTGGATTGAGTCTTACCAGCAATGTGGTCAGCAGTTTGAATGTGACTGGTAATGTCACTGGTGGCAATATCAATTCTGCTGATTTGATCAGTGCAGTAGGCAATATTATTGGTGGTAATGTGCTGGGTGGTGCCAATGTCAATGCCACCACACACACAGGTAGTACAGTTAGTGTCACAGGTGAGATCACAGGTGGTAATGTCACAGCCACCAACTTAACTGGCACTTTGGCCACAGCCGCACAGACCAATGTCACATCACTGGGCACACTCACTGCACTGGCAGTCAGCGGTGCAATCACAGTGAACAGCACCAATGCAGTCACAGCCATCGTGAATGGCGGAACCAACGGTGTGGGCAACATTGGAACCAGCGTGACTGGTTTCAACACAGTGTTTGCCAAAGCAACCACAGCACAATATGCTGACTTGGCCGAGCTGTATGCTGCGGACGCAGAATATGCACCAGGAACAGTGTTGGATTTTGGCGGCGCCAATGAAGTCACATTGAGCATTGGTATCAACAGTGTGCGAGTGGCCGGAGTGGTCAGTACCAGTCCTGCTCACTTGATGAACAGCACGTTGCAAAGTGCTCACACTGCGGCTCTTGCGCTGACCGGTCGTGTGCCAACATCAGTTGTAGGAAAAGTACGCAAAGGTGACATGATGGTCACAGCCGGAGGCGGTGTGGCACAGGCCTGTGCAGAACCCCGAATGGGAAGTGTGATTGGCAAGGCCGCACAAGATCACCCAGGCGGGTCAGGCATGATTGAAATTGTTGTAGGAAGATTATAATGAGTTATTTGGGAAATTCGCCACCAATTGGCCAGTATCGAAAGTTGGACAATCTTGTGTTCAATGGTGTGCAGACCACGTTTGCCATGACCATTGATGGTGTCAGTGTCACACCCCCAACTGCGTTTGCCATGATGGTAGTGT